TCCAGTTGACTGGGTATGGCGCACAGAACCCGTCTTACTTGTACACGCTCATCGTGGTCTATGATGTATTGCTCGCCTTCGAGGCAGATGGCACAATTCAAATCCGGCGCTAATGACTCTACCTCGGATATGCCACGAGTGTTTTCTATTCGATTAATAGAAAAGATTTATTGGAAGGCGCGGTTGGCATCTCCAAACAATGCTTTGCTGTCCATGACACAGAATTCAAGTGTGAGCAACATATACGAGAATTGTGCGCTTGCCCAAGTGGCGGTCTTATCAATGGTGAAGGGTGCGTTGACGGCAGCGTTGTTGGCGTTGACGCTTTGTCCAAATTGACTAATCGAGATAGACAAATCGATGTTGCCATTCAGGTCGTTCATTTCAAACTCGCGATGCCCAGCAATACCACCTTGGACGGAAGCATTGTTGTTGCTAAAGTTCAATCCTGCCGAACCTCCTGCGGGGAAATGGAATTTGCTTGAATTGATATTGATGATTTGGGGATTGAAGTAATAAGTGGTCGTGTTGGTTGCTCCCGAATAAATCGTCGCATTGTCTACACGGACTCGGTATCGCCCCCCGTATAAATTGACTTGGCGGACAACGGTTGCTGGGTTGTTATAAGAGACTGCCGTAGAAAGGACTGGGGTCATAGTGAACCCGTTAGTCGTTTCGTTGGCATTGTTGTAGATGTCGTCCAAAGTAATAATGAACTGTGCTAGAACCATTTTACATGTATACAAGAAAAAAATATTATTCCGATTTCATATCCATCTTATCCATCTTCCGAAAAAAGGTAGGATGGTGTTTGGATACCACATTCACGGTTAAAAAGGGATGATCAGACTCATCCGCAAAGCAGGTATCGAATGCCGCCTCGGGTATATCAAAGTCTTCCATCAATGCTTCCTTTTCCTTCTTGACGACTGGAAACAGGTAAAAGATGTCGGTCTGTTTACGGATGGATGCGGGGATACCCTTGTAGACTTGCGAGACGACCATGGTAGACAAATTGTAATGACGCGCGTTCATAAACAGGGAAGTGATTTTGTTTTTCTTGAATGTTCTTGGCAAGTCTGCCATACAGTCATCGAGGACAAGCAAGTTATAGATAGGCGGCAGTTTACGCCCTAGCTTCTTCTCCTTGAACTTTTGTTTACCTTGTTCTTCTTTGATGTAGTCCAAAATCTTTTGGATGTTGCCTTCTGTCAACTCTTTGTAATACTTCCCTTCTTTATCAATTTCTTCGATGAGGGCGGACATCTTGCCATCCGCAGAAGGACTGATGTAGAAGATGTTGCCAAAATGACCCTTGTATAGTTTGGTCGAGGAGAGAAAGGAGAGAATCAGGGAGGATTTACCTGAACGCTTGGGTCCAATTATACACATCTGTGCTGCCTTGGTATTTTTAAGGACGGGTTCGGTGGACGAAATCTCGTCTTTGTCATGCGCCTTGAAGATTTTCGAGAGGTCTTTACTCATTATTTTATTTAACAATATTTAAAATATTGTTAAATATTAAATGCCTTACAAACTCTATAAAGTTGGAAATCATTACGAAGTAATCAATACAGAAACAGGAAAGGTTCTCGCTAAGCATACCTCTGTTGTAAGGGGTCTTAAACAGATCCAACTTCTTTATATGAAGGACGCTTACAAAGAAGAAAAAAAAGGATCTAAATTATAATCTTGTGTTATCGTAAGATGACAGAAGCGGAACAACGCGCATTGATGGAAAAGATACTTGCGAATTATTATAAGTGGTTAGATCAACAGGGACAGTAAATGGCGATTGAATTGATTGTGAATCTAGCGAATGGTATTGACGAGACAGACTTACCTGATATAGACGATGAGACCGAGATGTGGAAAGTTGTACTCCATTGGGGCGTATACAATCCTAGTCATCCCTATCGTCTCGGCGATGGCGCGCGCGTAGACGGTGAACAGATTGAGTTCAGGAACATTCGGATGGGGACACTAAAGTGGATTCTGTTTCGGGACTGGTCTTACCAATCTTCCGACGATAATACTCCCGAGCATAATGCTGATGATACTCTGCTGTGTAACTAACCCCTGTTCCTCGTTGGATGGGGTCTTTTTTTAGTTGACGGTTTGCGTAATAGTATTTGAGCGCGGTCGCTCGACGAGCGGCAGTCCGCTCTTCTTCCGTAGCGTATACAGGTTTGCGTCCCATTTTATAATGATACAATATTTTAAATAATTATTTCATTTTTTCATTTTTTTGGGGGAGCGATTTTATTTTTATGGAAAAAATGAAATTTTAATTTAAATATTGGATAGTATTAAAATGGCAGACGCAGAAATGGAAACCGACGAGAATGGATTGGAAGGACGCATGATTTTGAACGAGGAAGTGGACATGAAAGCACTCCGAATCATTCGAGATAATTTCTCGGAAATCTATGCTCAGATGAAAAGTTTCAAGGCGTTTGATTCAAAGACCCATGAGAAGAAAGAGGTAGACGAGAAGACCGCCTACTCTATCATCAATGAATTGTATCAAACAAAAAAGGATTCATGTGATGTCAAGTATCGATTCATTGCCCGCTTGAAATCGGGTCGACGATTCGCTAGAAACTCTCTTCAGGGTCTGACCAAACCCATTCGACACGCTATCGCTAAAGACCTATACTACGATGTTGATATGAAGAACGCTCATCCTACCTTTTGTTTAGCATTATGTCAATCCTTAAAATTTCACCACTCCAAGTTAGAAAAATATGTTATGAACCGAAATCAATTATTAGAGGAATGGGTTGGGGTTCGAGTTGGCGCACTCGAATTGAAAACCACGGACGAGGTCAAGACCTATTTCCTTAAAGTATTAAACGGGGGCGGGAGTGCTAACTCTGATAATGACGACCTCAATGAATTCTATATTACCCACCAACAATTCTTAGACTTATTCTTCAAACACAAAGACTTCAAACGATTCAGAGAGCGTGCTATCAAAAAATACAAGGACAAGGTTGACCGTGAATGGGATAACAAAAAAGGAACCTGCTTGAACTATTACTTATGTGAAATCGAAAATAACGCGTTAACCCACATGGAACACTATTTACAAGAAGTAGGTATTGATTACGGAACTCTATGCTTTGACGGTATCATGATTTATAAACGATGTGTGCCAGACTTAAAAGACCTTTTAAAGAAACTCGAAGAGCGTCTCTTGTCTAAGATGGGGTTCTCTATTGTCCTTACTTCTAAGGAAATGGAGGATGGGGTTGACTTGACTGGATTGACGGAGAAGGCGGATGTCGACATGTCTGATGAATCACTGACTCTCTACTTATTGGATGTTCTAAAGGACGACATCCTTTACGACCATTACCAAAAGAAATTATGGATGTTTGATACGACTACTGCCCTCTGGTTAGAACGATCACCTTCTCATATCCACACCATGATAACAAAGATACTTGACCCCCATATTAAAACAAGTCCCGACGAAGATCTTATTGAAAACGCGTTAACAATGATTCGCTCGCAATCAAAACAATCCGCATTGGTTCGATTGTGCGAACCTCATTTGAAGATGCGAAGAGATGATGACTTTATCCGAACACGGTTTGACCGAACCGTTGGAGTTTTTCCCATTGCGGACAATAAAGTAATTGACTTGAAGACTGGGTTGGTGCGAGACCGAGTTCGATTGGATTACTTTACCAAAACCACTACGCGCACAATTGTCCAAGTCCCTGAGGATAAGCGTAAAGAAGTCTTACAGTATTATTCAGATATGCTCAAGACGACGAATACCGAACACCGCGATTGCTTAATCTATACCCAAGCATACGCGTTAACGGGCGAGAACCATCTAAAGAAGTTTGTCAATTTTATTGGGTTGCCTGATGGGGGTAAGTCTGCCTACATTGAACATCATGTGGGTATGATGGGTTCCTTTGCTGGACAAGCGAATGAACGCTTGTTTGTCGCTCAAAAGAATAAAGCATGCCATGACTCCGAGATGTTTAATCTATGTGGGCGTCGTATGAGTTGTCTGACAGAGACAGAGGAGTCCCAACGGTTCAACGAACAATTGATTAAGAAGGTCTCTGGTAAAGATACGGTCAACATCCGAGGGGCGGGACAGATGGATACAATTGACATCCAGTTCGATGCCGTCTTATTCCTTGCTACCAATCAGATGTGTCAATTCTCTGACCCCGCTTTTAAGACTCGTCTCATGTGTTTTAACTTCTGTAATAAGTTCGAAAAGAACGCAGAGTTTCCAAAGAAGCTCGTTAGGGACAGGGACTATTATTTTACCGTGCTATGTGAATACGCAAAGTCCTTTTACGACAAGGGGATGACTTTCACTATCAGCAAGGAAGTGGAATCCTATACCGCTAGTATTGTCGACGAACAAGACACCGTCAAGAAATGGTGCGAAGAACAAAACACTTTTGTAAAGGGCGACATCAAGGACTATGTCATCAAACCAGACCTCTTTATGGAGTATCAAGAATTCTGGAAGGGGTCGGGACGCAAGTATGAAGGTAAGATCGCGTTCTATCGAGCATTCCAAAAACTATACGCGTTGGAAGACGCGGTTAAAATCAAAATACCTTCTTCTGATAACATAACTGTATGGGGTTATCGTGGACTCAAGCGAGAAGATTAATCATTTGAAATCAATCATTTCAAAAAAAAGTTCTAAAGTTCTAAAGTTCCATAGTTTCATGCGATTTTTGCTCCAACCATATATACCACTTTTTATAGAGTATAGAGTCTAATTAGACTCTATACTCTATGTTTTTCCCTATATATATGGGAACCGATTATAATTGGAACTATGGAACTTTAGAACTTATTGGAACTATTTTGATTAATAAAAAAACTTATAGAAATTATAGAGTCTTGAACACAATCTCCCTCCCCCTCAAGAATAAATTCCTTATCGAAACGGTTAACATAACTATCAAGGAAAACTTAACACTCGGCATTATTTTGAAATCTTGAAATTTCAAAAGTCCGTTGACTGTTTTTTTAATGTGCCATGCGCACAATTGCGCTATTGTCTTGTCGCTCTTGATGATGTCGGACATACCCACCCACGGCATGACTAGGTGGTTTAGAAGAAGGCGAAGAGGATGCTTCAGAGGCATGCTCGGGATGATGAACGCTCATCCATCGGTCAAAGTGGGCATTGAGTAAATCGTGTGCTTCCTCAATATCGGGAGAGGTTCGTTCCCCGTCCGCAAACTCTCTGAACTCTCGTCGTTGGTCTCTTGTTAAGGCGTTGAAGCGTGCCCGATTGGCGGGACTTAGTAATCGCATGGACACCATTGTGTTTCTAATCTACCAAGATTAAAAAAATTACTTGCGATGCTTCATGATGCGTCGATGCCATTCCTCGTGATGTCCATCCTTCTCGCCCTCTAGCACCCCCTTGTCGTATTCATTGGCGTCAGCTAACTCGTGAAAGTAGCGGTCTCTTCGTTTACCCAAGGTCTTGGCATCAAAGCGTCCACTCTTGGCATCATCAAACCCCATCTGCCATGGGTCGTCTCGGTTAACAGGTAGCGGTTCAACGAACTCACCTACCTTGCCCCCAATCGCCATGACTTCACAACAACTGTTATCCTTGACGGCATCCTTTTCTCGTTTGGCAGCATTGCGCACGCGCGCTTCAATTTGTTTCTGCTCGACGGAGGTAGGAGGAGCATTCTGTTCGGCACCCCTTCTAGGAAGGGTTTCACCCAGTTTCTTTAAGTCCTTAATTCGTTCGTTTGTCTTGTGTAAAGAGTCAGCAGCGTCTACGCGTCTCGTTGTTGAGCGAGCGGTAAAGATAGGCATGCCCGTATCGGTGTATCGATGAGACGAATGAGAGTATGCCATGTTTCTAATCTATCAAGATTAAAAATAATTCATTTGCGTCCCATACGATTCTTCATGATCATCGCCAGATACGGATTCCCGCTCTCCAGTACAGAATTAATCTTGTTCAACTTAGCGACCGTATGTTCAATGTCGTCCTCGTCATCCAACTGGGGTTTCTTTGCCTGGAACCCGCGCGTCTTCTTGGGTGGTTCTGGTTCTTCCTCTTCCGACTCGGACTCTTCCTTGACCA